GACCGTCCGGGTCGATGGCGGTGTACGGGAAGGGTCGCTCATCGGTGGCCCACACGGCGATGTGCCCTGTCGGCCAGGGGTACCCCGAGACCGTCGGGCCGGTAGGGTTGCTCGCGACCGCCGCGACGCCGCCGCGCGTGCCAGCGATTGATCCGGTGATGTACCACGAATCGCCGCGCTGGACGCCGGCGTGGATCATGCCACCGGCCTGCCATGCGCTCAGACTGAGCAGTGAAAACGAGCCGGGCCCGCCGCTAATCTGACCAACCACCACCTCGGTGCCGTCGGGCCGGATCGCGACGATCTGGGTCGTGAGCTGCGGCGTAACGCGCACCCGCAGCTGCCAGCGCTCGTACGTGCCGCCGACCGTGGCCACCTCAAGTAGCACGGCGTCGACGCTCCAGGGTGGCTCGGTGGCCACCCACACTGTCCACATACCATCAGTGGCCGAGGTGACCTCGGCCGGCACCTGGGCGCGCAGCCGACCGCCCTGCGAGAGGTCAGCGAGCGCCGCAGTGCCGTAGCGCACCGTCCACGTTGGAAAATCGATATCTTCCGGCACCCGGAACGTGACATCGCCGGAAATGACGGCCGGTGGGTGGCTTGGCAACGCGGATGCCGCCTGGCCAGCGAGCACGCCATCCTCAACCGGCCAGTAGGCGAGCGGCCGGGTTGCGGCGATAGTGCGACGCAGCGGCGACAGCGCCGGCAGGCGCCCTGCCGCCGGCTGGAGTCTATACAGTACCCCGTGCGCGGTCACCTCGACGTAGCGGTCAGCGCCACTCTTATCCCAGCTCGGTACCCACGCCGGCACGTACCCGCCCCAGAGCGCCACCGGCCCGTCGGGCAGGTCGAGGGTGATCCGGATCGGGGTGTCCCGTCCGAGTAGGCCGTACCACTCGCCGAGCGGGTTGTACTGCGAAAATCGGCCGTCCTGGTTGTCTAAAATTAGTCGGCACGTGCCCGGGTCGGTGTGGTCGCCCCAGCCGCCACGGCCCTCGGTGATCGTGATCGGCGTGCCGACCCGCCAGTAGCCAGTGATGTCGACCCACGGCCACGAGCTTGGCGACCAATTCAGGTCCGCGCCGGGCGCGATCTCGATCTTGACCGGTAGCGGATCAGCGGGCCACGCCATCAGCTCACCACTCCATACTGTCTGTCAAGACGGCGCAGGTAGTCGACCGCCTCACGGTCGCCGCCGACGACGATCACGCGCACCTCGCCGCCGGGGGTAGAGGCTCGCCGGCTGGCTGTGAGGTCGCGCAGACCGCGCGGCAGCGGGATCACCGCCTCGTCCTGGCCGCCCTCACCGAGCACGGCGAGCGTGCCGCCAGGTGTGGCGCGCACGATGCCGCCCTGAGCCAGGTACGGGATGTCGGGGAACAGGTCAGGGATCGAGAAGGTGCGCCCGCCGACGACCGGAACCCAGCTCGGCACGGTGATCGACATGCCGATGTCCAGCCGGTTCCACAGCTCGATGACCTTGTTGATGCCGCCCTTAGCTGCGGCAACAACCCCGTCGAACAGTCCCTTCGCCTTATCGCGGATCTTGCCCGGCAGCGATCCGACGAAGGTCACGATCTTACCGAGCCACTCGAACACCCAGCCGTAAACGGACTTAACCAAGTCTAGCCACTTGCCGAAGGCACCCTTCACCGCGGGCCAGGCCGTGTCGACGATCCAATCGACGACCGCCTTAATCGCGCCCCAAACGGCGTCCCACACGGCGATGACGATGTTTCGGAACGTCTCGCAGTTCTGCCACAGCAGGACGATCCCGGCGATCAGGGCAATCACCGCGATGATGATCAGGCCGATGGGGTTCGCCGCCAGGGCCGCGTTCAGCAACCACTGCGCCGCCGCCACTACCTTGGTGATCGCCGCCCATGCGACCTGTATCGCGTTCCACGCGGCGACCGCGCCGCGGATGCCCCACACCAGGCCGGTCAGGGTGATGATCACCGCGCCGAGGCCGGTCAAGATCCCCATGTTGTTGATGGCCCAGTCGCCGATCCGCTCCAGCACAGGCATGGCCTTCTCGATCTGATCGACCAGCGCTTCTTTCGCGCGACGCTTGAACGACTCCAGCTTCTGGCTGGCGGACCGCTCTAGGACCTCCGCGGCGGACTGCGCTGCGCCAGACACATCGCCAAGCCCGTTCTGGGCAGCGGCGAGGCTTTCAAGGAACGCAGGGATTTCGGCAACATTGAGGTCTTCCAACGGCGTGCCGAATAGCGCAAGCGCCGTGGTCGCCTGGTCGGTGGGATCCTTGATGGCCAGCAGGCCGTTCAGAATCTCCCCGAACGCCTGCCGCGCTGTTTCTCCACCAGCCAGCAGCCGGTTAGACATGGTTTGCGCATCCATGCCGAGTTCGGCGAACGCCTCTTGGGTCGCCGTGGACATGTCAGTGGCGCGGATTGTAAACTCCTTGACCGCGTCACCGACCTTGTCAATACCCCACTGCCCCTTTTCGGCCTGAGACGCAAGCAAGCTGAACGTCTCCTCGCCGCTTAAGCCGAGCGTGCGGAAAAACTGGCCGTACTCGTTCGCCGCCTCAAGCAGCGTGTCGACCAGCGCCGGCGGGACCTTGCGCGACGCAGCAGTGATCAGGTCCAGCGCGTGCGTGGCATCACGTGCTAGCCCGACGCCGATCAGCGATGACGCAATCTGCGCCGCTTCTACAACATCAACACCCCACGCATCCGCGTACGCCTGCACCGCTACCGTCAGAGCCTCAATCGCCGCCAAATCGCCCGACGGCACCAGGCCGGACGCGGTGATCGCGCGCACCGCAGAAAACGCATCATCCACCGACTGGCCGAACCCGCGGGCGTACACGTCGCCCGCCACCCGGCCAAGCTGCTCGGCTAGCGCCGGGTCGCCAAGCTGGGCGGCCATGCGCGCCTGGGCCCGGTCGAACTCCATCGCCTTAACCAGGCCGGCCACCAGCGCCGCGCCCGCGGCCGCACCGGCCACGGTGGCGATCTTCGTCACCCGGTCGGCGAACCGCTTGAACTTGCTCTCGGCAGCCTGGGTGCCTTTGTCGACGCCGGAGTTGTCGACCCCGATCGCCACCACAAGGTCAGCCAGCGTCGCCACAGGTCACCCCCGTTCCTCGCCGCCGAACGCGCGGTTGAGGCCGCGAATGAGCCGCAGATGGTCGTGCTCGGTCTGAGGCTGCGCCGCCCGGGTCGCCTGCTCCCAGCTCGGCATGAAGTCGGCAGGCTTGAACGCCTTGCCCTTCTTGGTGCGGTTGGCGTTGGCGATCGTGGCCGCGATGATGGCCGCGAGGATGTCGAGCCGCTCCGGGCCCAGCGGGCCCGCGACCCGCTCGTATGCGGCCCAGGCGGTCAACTCTCGCGAATCGATGCGCCGAAGCAGCTCGCCGACCGTCATGCCCAGAGCGAGCGCTAGCCGGTGGTAGAAGCGTCGCTCTGGGCGTCGTCGAAATCCTCGGTCAGCCGGTCAACGTCATCCTCAGACAGCCCGGACAAGCGGCGGGCCACGTCGAACAGCCGATCCAGCGGTTTCGCGTTCTTCTTGCCGAGCGCGTTCACGTCGGCGTCGGTGAACAGTCGCTTGCCGTTCTCGTCGACGGCGCACAACGCCACCAGCTTGGCGCGGGCGTTACGCAGGTTCATCTCGCGGCTCTTGCCGCGGGTCTGCACCAGCGACTGCTCGTAGGCGTCACGCTCGGCACCGGTCAACGACCGCAGCCGCACCTCGCCGCCCCACTCCGGGCACGGCACCACCTCGTACTCACGGTCGTCCGCGGCAAGGATCGCGTCACGAGACAACAGCGCCATCAGGCACCCCCGGTGGCGGTCAGTACCGGCTTGCCGGACACCTTGATCGTGATGTTGCGACCCATCTTGTCGTCGTACGGNAACTCGTCGCCGATCTCGGTGATGATGCCCTTGAAGTCCCAGGTGTGCTCATCCGGCGTGCCTGGCAGCAGCACGATCCGGTAGTCGAGCGGCACGTCAGACTCGAACTCGGCATCCAAGTCGTGGGTGGTCTCGGTCGGGTCGTAGTTCAGCTCCAGGCTGACCTCTCCGCCGTCCCGGAGCCCGCCGATGAACTGCATGTACCCGTCCGGGCTGTCGTGGGTGGTGACATCGATGGTCTCCCGCGACCGCGACNGGCCGCTGATGTTCGTGATGTTGGCGATCGGCGTGAAGGTGCCGCCGACGACACGGCCGAACTGTGTGCCGCGAGCGTCCACACCAGCCATGGGGTTACTCCTGTTCGGTTTGGACGGTTTGGATGCGGAATCTGAGGATGTGGTGCCTGACCTCGGGGTCCGGGTCCGGTAGCACCTGGTCGAACTCCTGTCGGATCGACACGACCTTGTGGCCGGCCACGGCCAGGTCACGAGGCCGGTGGTCGAGCAGCTCACCGATCCGTGTGGCAATCGCCTGCCCTTGCGCGTTGCCCCGCGACCTGGTCCAGACGTGGATCGTGGTGGTGATTTCCCGGCCGTACGTGTCGTGCGTGTTGTCCGGCGTCGACAGGTGGTCGCCGATGCGCACGTACGGGTAGGCGGTGCCCTCGGGCACGTAGTCGTAGACGCCGGTGACCATCCCGGCGAGCGTGGCGTCGTTCTTCAGGCGCTGGTAAATCGCCGTCTGCACGAGGTGGATCGGCGACTTCGCGGTCATCGGCGCACCATCTCCTTCAGCGCCTTCCACACCGCCTGCCGCAGCTGCTTCGGGAAGCGGCGCCGCGACCGCTCAGCAGCCGGCCCAGCAAACGGCTGCTCAGGCGTCGACGAGGTGCCGTACTCGACGAAGATGGCGTGCCGAGCCGTTGCCACTGCCTTGCCCTCGAGGTCTTTGATCTCGGACTGGATGGATCGGGCCAACTCGCCGGTGCGGCGGGGGGCGGTGCGGCGCATGTCCTCGGCGACCAGCTCTGTCTCGTCCCGCACCGCTGTCCGCGCAGCGGTACCGATCTGCTTGGGCAGCTTGTTGATGATACGGGACAGGGTCTTGATCCCGATAACCGTCACCGCCTCGCCGCGACGTGCCATTACTGCCCCTCGTGTTGGATGCGTTCGCAGTTGGCGCGCCGGTAGGCCGGCCGTGACGGCGACACGACAGCGGTGACCCGGTAGGTCTCGCCGTCGCCGCGCAGCTCGTCGCCGCGACGCACGTCGGCACCCGGTTCGGTGTGCACGATCGCGTCGAGCCTGGCCCCAGCCTGGTTCGCCGTCACCTGCTCGGCGGCGGATGGCTGCGACACCTGGGCGCGGATCGTGCCCACCAGCACCATGTCAGTGATCTGCCCCCCGGCTCCGTCGTCGGTGGTGATGGTGCGCCACACCTCGAGCGTGCGGTTGAGCCGGTGGGAGATCACTCGTCGTCCTTCCGGCGCTTCCTCGGCCGCTTAGGCGCGTCCTCCGGAGGCTGCTCGACGCGCTGCCACTTGGCAGACCGGTCGAGCACGGGCATCGGCCCCGACAGGTGCACGACGCGGCCCGTGATCGTGTTGCGGTAGGCGACCATTTGACAGCCCCCCCGAGCGGTTACAGCGGAAGATCGCAAGAGAGCGTGGCGGCGCCAACACCAAGCCGGCCGACCGCGCGCCGGATGATCCTGACCTCGCGTCGGGTGGCGTAGATGCCGGCAGCCGCCTGCCCGCCCGCCTGCCAGCCGTAGTCGCCGAGCTGTTCTGACGTGCGCTCGTGTGGGTTGTGCAGGCCGCGCCGCACCATCGACACAAGCACCGGGATGATGGCCGGAGGTAGATTGTCCCGGTCGAGCTCGACAGGGCGTGCGATATCGGCCACCAACGCCGAGGCGTCCTCAATGAGACGCTCAGCCTGCTCTCGGTCGACTCCCTCGAATCCGGGCCTGGACGTCAGGTCCTCGATGGTGATCAGCGCGGCCATGCAACCCCCCGTCACGAAGCCGCGGTGTCCAGCTTGAACACCCGGTCAGCGTCCACCACGCTCGCGCCGGCGAACGTGGACAGCACGCTGGCGTCGGACAGGATGTCCGGCTGGTACTGGAAGATCTGCCGCATCGACACGCCGCCGGACGTGGCGACCGCGGTCTGAGTCGCGGGCAGGCCCTGCGGCGCCACGGGCGGCAGGTTCGCGAACACGAACCCGCTGCGGTGGTAGGCGACCGCGGTTCCGGGTGTCAGCGCCGCGGATTCGACGACGGTGAACCCGTAGATGCGACCGACGATCGCGTCGCGGATCGCGGTGCCGTCGCCCACCGCGTCGGCGCGGACGAACTTGTCGACCGACAGCAGCCGGGTCACGATGTCCGGCGCGCAGGCTAGGAAACGGTCGCCCGTCGGCACCTTCGCGGCCGACAGCGCTTCACGCGCCGCGAGGATCTTCGAGTCGGTGTCGGCCGCGCTCGGCGTGGCCGCGAACGAGTCGTCCGCGGGCAGGGCGTTCATCGCGGCCGCAATCTGATCCTCCGCGCCGACCGCCACGGCCGCCACCTGCGGCTGGGTGACCTGCACCCCGAAGTCGACAAGGTTGAGCGACAGATCGTGCGCGGTCAACCGGGTGGCGTCGTACAGCAGCTCAACCTTGACGTCGACCGACACTTCGTTCAGCGCGTCGTAGGTGATCGCCGCGCCCGGCGTGGTCTGCTTGCGCGCAGTCCGCGGCTGTCGCACGCGGACGGTGATGGTGTCGCCGTTGTCGCCACTGAACTCGTTACCTGGCACCCGTGCCACCGTCATCGGCAGCACCAGCGTGCGGGTAAGCAGAGCAACCGCGAGGGACGAAACACCCTTCGCAGTCACAAGCGCCATGGTTTCTCCTCCATTTCTTTGGTAGACCACGGCGACCCATGCACCGTGGTCGAGCTAGATGCCACGTGCCCGTTTGAGCACCTGGTCGGCGAGGTCGTCGGGCGACGGCTCGGGCTCGAGGTCAGGCGCAGCGCCGGGTTTGAGCCGTTCCTTGGGTCGCCCGAACGCGCCGACGCCGCTCTCGCTCTGTTTGCGAGCGATGCCGAACGCGGCCAGAAGGTCGTCGGCGTCGGCTTCCAGCTCCTCGCGGGTGTTCCCCTGAAGGCGACGAGCCTGAGCCGGCGTCAAACCCTTCGCCTGGGCCACCTCGGCAAGCAGCGCCTTGCGCTCAGCCTCCGCGGTGCGCTTCTCGAGCGCGGCGAGCTGCTCACGCAGCTTGTCCATTTCGGACTTGCTGGCGTCGCTGGCGGCCTTGAGCCTCTGCAACTCCTCGTAGTTGGCCTTGGCCTGTTCTTCGTGCTTGCGCGCGAGCGCCTTCCACTTTTCGGCCTCGGTCTGCCAGTCCCGGCCCGTGTCGGGCGCGGTCTGGCCACTGTTGCTGTCACTCATCTGATCTCTCCCTTGTCGGGTTGGTCGGGTTGGGTTGATCCGACCCGTGTCGGGTCGGTGGCCTATGCGTCGTCACGCTGCTGCCGGGCGAGGTAGCGCCGGTAGGCATTGAGCGCGTCATTGGCGGTCTTGCGTCGAGTGATGCCAGCCTCGCGCTCTTCGCGGGCCTCACGCTGCGCCCGCTGCCACTCGGCGCGGAACGTCAACGCCTGGTCAGTCAGCCGCGAACCCTCGTAGTAGGGCTCGACGGTGCACGAACAGTGGTCGTGCGCCTCAAACTCAGCCGTGCGCCGCGACTTGTAGACCGCGCCTCGGCTGGCGAGCATCCGGCAAAACGGGCACGGATCGCCGGACGTGACCCGCTGCCAGCCGAGCGCCTCCCGGTCCCTCTGCACCAGTCGCATCACCGTCTGCCGGGCCCCGTCAAGCACCAGCGACGTCATCGTGCCGCTTGCCTTGACCAGCCCGTTGTTCGCCGCGGCCTGCACCGACTGCCCGGCACGGCGGGCGTTGATGATCCCCGACAGCGCGGCACCGCGCAGCTCGCCGGCAGCCTCGTCAACCGGCGGCGGCTCAACAAGCTCCACGGGCACCGCGCCCGGCAGTCCTTCGAGCCGCCGGAACAGCTCGAGGTAGCGGACAGCCAGCCCGCCAGCCGCGCGGTTCCGCTCACGAGCCAGCAGCGCCGCCGCCAACGCCCAGCGGTTGATCGTGCCGGCCAGGTCGGTCACGTCAACCATGCGCCACAGCACCAGCAGATCCCGCAGTGTTGCCGCGCGCAGCGCCAGCAGCTGGCGCCGGTGCGCCGCGGTCAGCCGCGCCCCCTCCACAGTGCGAGCCACCGTCACACCTCGACGGCCTGGCGGTCCAACATCGCCGCCAGGTTCGCGAGCGCGTCACCCTCCGCGGCGGCCGCCTTCCACCGCTCGATCTCAGTCTGGGTGACACCCGGCACCCGCTCCCACAACTCCTGCGGCGGCACACCGAGCATCTGTGTGAGCTTCCCGAGCGCGTCAACCGCGGCAGCGAACGACCGGCTCTCGGTGTCCCGCCACCGCACCGACGCCTCAGGGTCCGGCTTGATACCCATCATCTCGGTGCCGAGAGTCAGCGACTGCTCATGCGACTCACCGAGGCAGGTCTGGTTCTCGGTCACCGCACGGCGATGCGACGCCTCAGCAGCCGCCAGCGCCTCGGCAGACAAGTTGACGAGTTGTCCGAGCAGCTCGTGCGCCGGGGTCTGCGACACGGTGGCAAGGTGCCGCAGCGTCGCCTCACGCGAGTCGATGTAGCCCTTCAAGTCGGTCTGGCTGAACTCCCCGACCTGGATCTCGCCGGGCGCGTCCTCGAACGTCCACAGCTTCGACGCTGACGCCTTGAGTTTCTGTTCCTCGCTCTCGGCGAGCCAGCCGATGATGTACCGCTGCCGGAACGCACCGTAGTGCTGCGCGACCTGGAGACCAAACGACGTGATGTTGATCTGGTCCTGTAATGGGATCAACGGCTCAACGATCCCCGACACCGGGTCGTCCAGGTCCTCGGTGTCCCGGTAGCGGATCACCGGGCACACCGGTTCCCCCTCGTACGTCACCTCGTGGAGTTCCACATCGGCGACTCGCAGCCGGTCACTGCCCTCGTTCTCCGGCACGAGCTGGTAGACCGCCTCATTGTCGAGTAGCCGCCACCCGTACCGGCGCTTCTCCAGCGCGTATTTCGGCCAGTCGTCGTCATCGGCGTAGGCGGCGGTCAGATTCCGCGGCGAGACCCCACGCATCACGGGCACCGGCTTGCCGGGGAGCACCACCACATACGCCACCCCGTACGCCAACGCGGCCCGATGCACGCCGAGCTGGCGCGCGTCGAACCTGTTGCGCTGCCATATCTCCCACGCTGGCGCGTCATCGGCGGCGCGGGGCGCCCGGAATCCGTCGACGTACATCGCCTGTACCCGGGCGTTGACCACGAACTTCAGCACGTTGACGCGCGACACCCGGGCGAGCTGATGCACTTCCGGCGGCGCGGATTGCGGCAGCCACGGCAGCGGCTTCGCCGGGTCGTCCCGCAGGTACTCGCGTATCCGGTCGAGGCGCGGCAGCTCAGCATCCCGCAACTCAAGCAGCTCCCGGGCCACGTCAACGGCCTGCTTCTTGCTGAGCGGCATCCCCACCTCCCCTCACACGAATACGGCGCGGCCTGTCCGCTTCCGCCGCTTCGTCCACGCCGGGCTCGCCAGCACCAGGCGCCGAACCATCCGGGCCCCGACCGCGCACACCGCCAGGTCGATCTTCTTTGGTGACTCGCGCGACTCCTTCGCGATCGAGATGCCGTACCTGTTCGGCCGCCGCCTGGCGTTGAGCACATGCCGAGTCAGCCGCGCATCACCGTCGTGCGTCAGTTCGCGCTGCGCGATGTCGATGGCCATGCGCTCGCACGCCTCGGTGAACTCCCGCACCCGGGCGCGCATGTCGAACGCCACCGGGTGCCGGTAGCGGCCCGACGTCGCCTCGACGATCAGCCGGTCACGAAAGTCGCTCCCCCAGGCGTCGATATAGGATTCGAAATCCTTCACATCGCCGAAGAAGCCCACGACATCCCAGCGGTTGAACGCCTGGCGGACGACTCGGTCCACATCGGCCCGGTCCACTCGCCAGTCTGCGCCTCCCGGGCCGAGCGGCCGCTCCCAGCAACCGATCACGAACAGGTGCCCGGTCTCGACGACGCACCCAACCAAGCCAGTGGCGTCGTCGGACGTCGAGCCGTCGAAGAACATCGTGATCGGAGTGCCGTCACTCACGACCACAGTCGGATCAGCGCACGCGGCCCACTCAGGGTGCGTCACCCACGCGTCCCGCGCCGCCGTCGGCTGGTTGAAGAAGTAGCGGCGGGACTCTTCCGGGTCCTTCTCAGTGTTCCAGAACTCGTTCTCGATGATGCCGTCGAGGTCCATCACCGAGGCGAACGGCCCGTACACCTCGCGCAACGCCGCCCGCAGCTGCTCCCGATCCGTCAGGTCGACGTCCGCGGGCGCCTCGCGGTGGTCCCACAGCAGACGGGCTGCGCGCACCTTTCCCTCGGCGATCAGCTTCGCGCGCTCGTGTGTCCGCTCGGCGACGGAGCCTTCGCCCGGCTGGTACATGGTGGTCGTCTGAAGCGCCCACGGCTGCGCGTCCCGGCGCTTGCGACAGTTCCGGTCCACCGTCTTGTACATGCGCTGCAACTCCGGCGTCACGTACAAGTGCGTCTCGTCGAAGACGGTGAAGGTCTCCTTGCCGCCGTCCTTCGCCGACGAGCTCGCCGTGGACGGGACGATCTCCCCGCCCCCCGGAAGAAACACCCGGGTCAGCCCAGCCGCGCCCGAGGGCAGATCCTCACCGAGCGGCCCCTCGGTCAGGTTGAAGTAGATGTTGTCGTAGGTGTTGCCAGCCTGGCCTTCCTCGGTGGCCAGGCAGCGGATGAACGGGTACGTTACCGGGCGGCCCATCGGCTCACCCGGCTCGTACACGTAGCGGAAATCCCGCCACTCGAACACCTCGCCGCCCTCAGCCCAGCCGGCGAACCGGCACGGCCCGAACGCCTCGAACAAGGCGATGAACGCGGCCAGTTCGCTCTTGGCGCGGCCCTTGGCCCGGCTAATCACCGCCGAGTCGTAGATGCGTCGGCCATCAGGCCGCAGCGCGTAGGCGTCAACAAGGAACCCGCCGAACTCGTCGTCCAGCTCGACCGGCTCACCCTGCACATCACCGGGGCCGTGGACACAGAACCATTCGACCCACGCCCACGCCAACCAGCCCAGCGACCGGCCGCGGTCATGGTCGGGCGCGTAGACCAGCTCACGAGGCATCCGACATCAGCCGCCTGCGGCGGGCCGCCATCAAGTCCGCCACATTTCCCGCAGCGCCCCGATCCGGCGACGGAGACTTCCGTTCGACCTTGATGCGAGCCCGCAGCCTGTCGGTGTGGGTGGCGCCCAGCAGCGACTCATTCAGCCGGATCTCGGCGAACAGCTTCGGAGACGGCTCCCGGAAGTACTGATCGACCAGCGGAGCGAGCATATGCAGCCGCTGCCAGTCCGTACCGGTGAACGCCGCAGCCTGGGGGGACGCACACCACGTGGCGTACCAGTCTCGAGTGGACTTCAGGTACCGCTTGGCACCCGGCAGTGGCGGCGCCTCCACCACGGCATCGGCAGACACCGTCACCTGCACGTCCGCATAGGTGTCAGCGTTGCGGCGGCGACGACGCTCAGCCGGCGCCGGACCATACCCAGCCACGACACCCCCCAACGGTTACGCAGAGTGACGGTCCCAAAAGTCCCAGACCCGTACAGGCCGCGAA